ATTATAGTTATCTAATTTAAATAAATTATCTTCATTTAGTTCTCCATTTGTTATTACAACATTTGAGCCACTTAATTCTCCATTAAAAAATTCTATTTGAGACGATTGAGTAAAAGGAACTGATCCACTTTTTGAGGGAGTAGTTCCACTCCAACTTTGTGTTATATTTACTATACTGTCTCCTATGTATAATGAAGATGTTAATCCATTCAAATTTGGAAATACACCTCCTGTACTTCCTGTAACCTCATGCATTCTAACACCTGCTCCTGAAACTACAAGATTTTGGAAAGTAAATGGAGTATTCCAAGATATATCATTTTCACTTCCACTTCCATAATAAGCTATTGGAGTATTTGGAGTAGCTTGAGGAACAGGGTATTTATTTCTTTCAAGTAAATGTTGTTTAACTACAATTCCGGAAGCAAGACTTGCTCTTGCTGGAGTAAAATCTTTAATCATTTTAAATAATGAATTATCAAAATATTTGATAAGTCTTATATAATCGTTTATATCGTAATTGTGAGTATATTTTTCAAAATAAGCATTTCGTAGAGCATCTAGTGGGGGATATGTTTCTGCAGATGAAGATACTAATCTAGGATCACCAATATACTCTCCAATATTAATATATCCAATTTGTGAATTAATATCATCATTTATTTCATTTTGAGGTGAAAATGCTACCTCAGTATAATTTATATTTTTAGTATAACTTTGGCTAATTGCATAATCTTGTTGTATTGATTTAAATGGAGATAAAGTTGTGTTATTTGGAATATTAGCTAAACTACTGCTATAAGGCAATGTAATATCTTGTTGCTTAATTTTATCAGCTACAGAATTTTTTATACCAACAGGGGGTTGATCAAAAAATATAGATTGTGTATTAGGGACAAATATTGGAGTAATGTTAAAGCTAAAATTACTACTATTATTTGTAAATGATGAAGTAGCGGCCCAAGATCCTGTTACTTTAGGGTGTATTGAAGTTGAACCAGTATATAGTTCTCCACCTAAAGAGGCTCTAAAAGCAAGTTGATTTGGTCCTTGGTTTATCCCGTTTCCTTCAATAGAATTAGGATTCATTACATAATCGTCAAATACGCTTTCGCTTATTTCTGTATTGTAGTATCTGATTTCTTGGAATGAGCCTGAAAAACTTTTATAATTAGTCAAACTTGCTGTTCCAAAAAATGAAGTATTAGAATTATTTACCCAAATTGAATTATTTTCAGCAATTGAACTAGAAGCTTGAAATCCTAATTGATTTCCATCATACCCCCTATATATTGAATTTTTAGAATATAATGTAAAATTACTACCACTAGTTAACATAACTGACCACCAATCTCCATTAAAGAAAGGTAAATATACACTGGCTGAGGTATTTAAACTTGCTATATTAGGTATAAAATCTAGTTTTGCATATTGGTAATATGGATCTATAATTGATCCTGAATATGAAGCACTAGTATATCCTGATCCTGTATAAGTTAAAATAATAGTAGCCTGACCCTCAGACCCTGAAATTGACCATAAACTTTGAGATCTAGGTATATTAGATGTAGGTAGTCCGTTAGTTTTAAATCTGAACATTAAAGTTGCAGGAATATTATTAGGAGAGGCCCAAGCTGAGTTTAGTGACCAGGAAGATGAAATAAAATTATTGCCTAATTGGGTATAGGTATAATTATATTGATCATACCAGTAATCCCAATCGTTTGAATTATCTTTGTCTTTATTCCCATATTCATTTATTCGTAATATTGTATTAGGAATACCATAAGATGTAATTAAATTTTGTAAACCTACTGTTGTACCTTTTTTCTTAAGTAACAAAGGCAAATTATGGTATAAACGTTTATAAAAAGATTTTTCAACATCCGTTAAAGGTACTACATTACTAGAAGCAGATACTTTTGTCTTAATATATTCAAGACCAGATGGAGTAGGAAGGGAACCAGTTATATCAGGGAAAGGAAACTGGTTTCCTGCTTGAGTTAAACCTAGTAAACCTGTATATAAATCGGTAGAGCCAAAACTACTTTCATATATTTTAATTCCCAAATCTCGTAATATATCTGCTACTAAATTTTTAGATACACCATATTGTAGTCTATTATCAGTATTCCATTTGTTTGTAACATCTTGATAGTATATCCAAATATTATCAAACATTTCACCTAACATTTCTACAAATAATTCATATTCAGCATTAGCAGTATCTTCTCTTAAATAATTAGGAATAGCATTTATTAAAGAATTATTATTATTCCTATCATATTCTTCAGCTACAGTAGATTGAGATATAAACCAAGTATATCCTGGTCCTGGATTAATTGAAGAAGTATTTGTGTAGGGATATGTAGCATTTGTTTTAGGCCAAGCTGTTGAACCTGATTCGTAATATAAATAATAATCATAACCATCAAATGTAGTTATAATTTCGTTAATTTTGGCTTGCCAAATATTTTGGCTTGAAGTTACATACGAGTTGTTAGAACCTTGGGATAAACTTGCACTATATGTATATTCTTCAATTAGCTGAAGTTTATAATAGAAGTTTTCTAAACGGGTTTGTGCTGAAGAAAGATATATAAAATTAGTATAATCTGAGTAATCAACATTGATTTTAATTCCTCTTTCTGCTAAAATACTATTAATTTGATATTCTAAACTTGCAGATCCAACACCATATGAAGATGAAGTTAAGCTATTATATGTAGCATAATTTGTAGAGTTATTAATAGCATCATTAATAGATATATTAAGATTAGGTCCTCTTAATTGTATACTGTCGTCTTCAAGATCAAATGTAGTTGAAATATTTATATTATATGCTACAGATTCTGCAATTTGCTCTACAACCCAACATTCACTTTTTATATCAAATTGTAAAGGAAGTGCTTCGTATAATTTTATTAAAACTGTAGAATTATTAGGATTAGAATTATCTAGTAATATATTATTAGCTATTACTAATTGATTATCCCCAAAATTTAAATAAAAATCTAAATAATTTCCTTGTGCGTTTTGAATTTCTTGTTCAAAAATAACCGCAGTAGCAATAATATCAGAATTTGATATAGTAGTTGAATCAAGTCTTATTTCTGTTCTGTCTGAACTAATTTCTTGAATAAAATATTTTTGAAAGGGAGATGATGCTAATTTGCGTCTTAAAAAATTATATAAAGTATTATATTGTCCTTCTATGTTTCCTGTAGCTCTTAGATCATTTTCTGGGTTAATAGTTACTTGGTTATTTAATAATGTAAAATTAGGGTAACCAAAAATATTACTAAATATAATATTATTATTTAAATCATATATATAATATTCTAAATAATCTGTGTCTGGCTCAAAATTTACTTCTATTTGATTAGTTGATATTAAGGAGATATCTTCAAAAGAATATTCTTGTAATTCAAATGTAACTGGGTTTATAGATAATATTGAAACTATTTCTTTGATCATTTTTTTAGATTAAAGCTTGTGATGATTGATTAGATAGTTGAAAAAGATTTTGTTGTAAATCTAAATTTTCTTGGCGAAGTTCTGTAATTTCATCTATTAATGCTTGTATGTCATCATTTACTATATTATTAGCTCCTATATATTCTTCACTTGTTTTTATTAAGTATTCATGAGAGTTTGTTTCTCCAAATTTAGGAATATCAAAAAATAATTGCTCATAAAATGTAAAAAATTCATCAACAGTAGGTAAAGTATCTTCCCCCGTTACCTCTTCCTCAGGAGAAACTAGCTGAGTAAATTGGGTATCAATTACTTTAATGTATTGATTTTTATTATATACTGTTTTAGTGAGGTTTATTATTTCTTTTGCCATTACCCATTAACAACTTTAAAGCTATAATTATTGTTAAATACTATTGTTGATTCTTGAATTGTAGTTTGGATTAAAACAGTATAATATCTTTCGGGTTCTAATCCATTCATATATAATTTAAAATAACTTCCTGATGCATCACAACTTAATTTAGTATATGTTGTATCGAAATCTATAACCATTTCGTTAGTATCCAAGTCTTTTATAGCATAATATGATTCTGCTGGTAGGGCATAATTAGTCATATAAATAGAAGATGTTTGCCATACTTCAGGGGGATATGTAGGTCTTGCATTTACACGAAAAATATTAATACTTTGACCATAAAACACTCCAGGATTTTGAGCTAATAAAATTGTAGCTGGATTGGTGTTTAGTACTGTTAAACTACCTGTATTATATACTGAATCATCCCATTTAAATTCTAGGCAAGGAGGGTATATAGTATGAGTATCTCTAGAGAAATATTTTAGTGTTGTTTGTTCGTATATGCTATCTACAAATTCTTGAGATTCTGTTTGTCTAACTATAAACCCATAATTTGCCCAAGCACTTCCTGTCCATTTTTCTACTATAGATTTAACATCAAAATTTAAATCTAAACTTGAATAATATGAAAAAGACTGAGAAGCTTGAGAACTAGTCCACCATACCCCACCTCCTAAAGAACTAGGATTAGTAGATAAATTATATGAACCTGTTTGTTCTGCCGAAAATTCTGTAGTAGTCCAAGCATTACTTCCTGAGTAGGATCTCCAAACCCACGACACACCATTTTGAGTTTCAGGATTATTTAAGTAACGTCCTGTACCCATCTCCCATGGTTGAGCAATAGCATTAGCTGCTACTGTTGTAGTACCAAATAATCCATCATTATTGGCTACAAAAAGCTTAAGATTAGCTGTCCAGCTTGATGTTCCTATTAAAGAAGCACTCACATATGTAATTTCATCAGAATCAAATTGAACTAAAAAACGGGAAGCTTGAGGATATTCTCCATTTGTTTGTAAAATTCCTATTTTAAAATTAGTAGATGCTTCTAAGATTTCATCCATTCCTGTATTCATAGCAGGATAAGCCGAATATATTGTAGCGTCTTGAGAAGGAAATATTTTATATATTGCCATTTTATTTAATTAAAAGGGTACTACTCTACCTTGAATATCTGTATTTGGGTATTTTACTTCAAATATTGAAGGATCAAGTGACGGGTATATTACATTACTATTAGTTGCAGCTAAAATATCATACGCATATTGACTATATCCTAATCCTACTCCAACTTTATTTATAATTTCTATATTTTTTATAGTTTGTGTTCCTTCTATATTATCTAATAAAACATATAAATCTCGTAATATAATAGGTTCATTTATTTGCCATTTATCTATTGCAAAATAATCTTGTAGTGCTAATATACATTTAGTTAGTACTTCATTTGAATTATAATTAGGTAATACTATAATATCAAAATTAATTCCAATATTAATAATAAAAGCATCTTTTATATTTATAGAATCATTTACCATTCTATATTGGGATAAATAAGTAGTTATATTTTGTTTTAAAGCAGGAGAAGCTATTGTAAGTTCTTTATTTATATTATAAGATAAAACATATAAATCTAAAACTCCTAAAGATTCTCCTATAGAAATAGATTGAGCTTTTGTTGGTTCTATAAAAGCTTTTGATATTACTCCAAATTTAGCAGGCATAGATAGTGCTCTTACTAAGTAATCATCTTGTGTTACATTACGAAGCTGTGTTGCAAAATTTGCAGATGCATTTTGACGAATTTCTTCTATTGTATCTCCATCTCCTCCACCATCAGCAGCAAATGGGTTAGTAACGGCCAATGTAGTGAATATTTGATTAGCTGTTGCTGTGTTTAAATTTTTATTTATAAAAGTAGGAGCTCCTGATGATATAGATGTTAAAGTATTAGCCGGTGCATTAGATAAAATTCCACCACCTATTAAATATCTAACAGTTAAAGTTGTATTTGAAGGAGCAATACCATATGTCTTTGTAAATATAAAATTTGAAGGAGCATAAGCAGTTGTTAACTTGTCTATTTCAAATGGTAATCCTAAACCTACATTATTGGGATTTGGTAATATTTCTTCATCAGTATCGGTTGAAGTTCCTGCTCCAAATTGTAGTTGAAGAGTAGTTGAATTTAAAAAACGAGTTGTAAAACGTCTTTGAACCGCTTTTAACTGAAGTAAGTATGGAGTATCTCCTGAATATTGAGATAGATTTAGATCGTTTATATTAGTATTTTTGATTGAGTCAAATACTGTGTCTTGGGCTAAATAATCTACTTCATACCATTGATTTCCATCACTATCAAATATATCTAAAATTCCTACAATATTTTCTCCTGTTATTTCAACAGTAGAAAATTGTTGGGGTAAATTAAAATTAAAACTAGTAGTATTAATAGTAGAAGAAATTGCTTTTCTAGTTTTCTTTAAAAGAAAAAAATTAGGACTATTATTAGTAATACTATATACAGTAATTTCTGTAGGATCACCTGAAGAAGATACACTAAAATCAACTGGATCTTGGATTATAAATGAAGCATTTCCTGAGCTTACTGTAGTATTAGCTGGAATAAACAAAGCATAACTAAAATCAGGGAAAGTTTCTCCTGTACTAGGAACTTGTTGATAAAAATCTAAATCAACAGTTGCAACTTGGGTTACATTTGGTTTATACCCAAACATATACGCTAATTCATACAAATTATTTGTTTGACGAGCATATTGTAAATATGTTTCTTGAATTTGATTATCAAGATAAAAAGATAAAACATCACCCACATAAGCTGCCATTTCCATAAACATCATCCCAGGAGATGATGGAGAAAAATCATTGTATGTAGTAGGAAAATAGGTACGAGCATAGTTAATTAAACTAGCTCTTAACTCGGTAAAATCCTTGTTTATGTATTGTATATTACGTCTTATTGCCATTATGAGAATGCTATTTCGATTTCATCAGAGATTGCTGTATCAGTAATGCTATAATTTATTGATACAATTAAGTTATTACTATTATCATTTTGGAATACTTCTAAATTAGAAACTATTACATTTGGAAAATATTTATTAATTTTAGCTTGTATGTCCTCTTTTAAAAATTCAGTAGTATCATTAGTTATTTGTTCAAAAACAAAAGATCTTAAACCTCCTCCAAAAGTCGGATTTAAATATATTTCTCCTGGTTCTGTTAAGAAAAAATTTATTAAATTATTTTTTATAGCATTTTGTGTAGTATATGTTGTTTTAAAAACAGCAGGAGCATTAAAAGGAATAGCTACTCCAACACCTATACTGGGGCGTGTATCTATAGGGAATATTCTTTTTGCTCCGAATGCCATTATTTATTCATTAAGTTCATTATTTGATCTAAACTAACACTTCCATCAGGTAATGCTCCGTTTACTATGTCTGTAGATTTAGGTTGAAATTGGCCAGCATATGCTGAGGTAGCTACTGCCCCCTGTTGCATTTCTCCTAAAATTCCAGAAAACATATTTCTGCGTTCTTGGGCAGTCAATTGTTTTGGTTTTTCAATATAGGGCTGTGCATATGTATCTCTAACAGATTCATTTACGATTGTCTTTGGAGAACGGACTGCTTCGAGAAGAATATCCTTAAGTTCTTCTTGGATAGCTTCTCTTACAGCTTCTTTAATAATTTTTTTAAAGTCTTGGGTTTTCATGATTATAAATATTAAATTAGTAAGCTTTTAAATTATCTCTGTCAATAATAAATTTAAGTTCATCAATTAATGTTTGAGGATTGGTAGTAAAGGATAATTCTGTTTGAATTAATTTTATTCCATTTTTATTTAAACCTATTGCTCTTTTACGAATGATTTTATCATTAAATGGAATTTCTTCTATTTGAATTATAAATCCATTATAATTATTTTCTCCACCTTCTTCATTTCCTGATGTAGTTTCTTTATTTTCTATTGGGTTCAATAATAAAGAAATATTATTAATATCTTCTGAAAATGGGGTTAATTCTATTTTTAAAATATTTTGGGCATTTATTATTTCTTGGGGAGTAGGAGTAATATTTGTTCCTAAAGTATCTAAGGTTTCTTGAGCACCTAATGTAGTTCCTGTTCCTTGAGCACCTAATGTAGTTCCTGTTCCTTGAGCACCTAGTGTAGTTCCTGTTCCTTGAGCACCTAATGTAGTTCCTGTTCCTTGAGCATCTGATGCAGTTTCTGTTTCTTGAGCATCTAATGTAGTTTCTGTTTCTTGAGCATCTAATGTAGTTTCTGTTTCTTGAGCATCTAATGTAGTTTCTGTTTCTTGAGCATCTAATGTAGTTTCTGTTCTACTTATAGCAATTTCTTTATCTGTTGAAGGAATAGCACAGAAGGTTATTAAAACATCTAATTGATTTAATATTTTTTTTACTTTATCTATAGTAGATAAAGCAACCGCTATAGGAACAGGAACAGCACTTAATGCTCCTTTATTTTTTTCTATAACAGGAATCAAATCATCATCAATAGTCTCTAGATCACTTAAAAGAGAAGCAATAGACCCAGGAAAGGCTAGTGGGGGTATAAATTTAGCAGCTAATGATACTGTTATTTTTACTGTTTTTATTTGTTTAAGTAACATATCTAAAGAGGTAGTAGTTTTTTGTAACCTATCTACAGTTTTACTTATAGTATTAATACTTTTTCCTATAACATTTAATTGAGATACAATATTATTTCTGATTTTAACTAGTTTTACTAATTCAGATTTAGTAGGACAAAATTGTTTTTTAATCTGGTTTATTTGTTGGGGAGTTGTAGCATTAGCTTTGGCTTCTTGAAAAGCTTGAATTGAATATTTATCTTTTAACTGTTGTATTTTGGGGATAATAATTTTAAAAATTTTATTTTTAATTATGTTCAAAATTCGTTTTCCTAAAGCTTGAATTCCCTTAAGTTTTAAAGAAGATGGAGTATTTTTTTCTAAAAAACTAGATTTAATTTGTATCAACTCAGCAAGTTCTTGCGCTTGCTTTGTTTTAAAAGCATCTTTTTTTCTAATTTTTTCTATTTCTGAAAAAGAAAGTTTGGGTTTTTTTACAGGCATCTTAAATAGTTTTAACAGTTTTTGATGCTAATAATTGTAATCTATTAAGTAAAGGAGTTAATTGCCCATTGGCTAAAGAACCAGCAGTATTCATTATTGCTAAAGGACCTAAAATTCCTGGTTGAGTAGATAATCCAGCAGGACCTGTTAAATTTATTAATATCTGAATAAGTTCTTGTAATAGTTTTATTGTGTCATCTCCAAGTAAAACAGATTGGGTTGCATTTTTATCTCCTAAAAATACTCCTCCTCCATTAGATTCCGGGTATGTTTGTAATATTATAGGGCTTGTTGTTTCTATATTAATACTACCAATAGCATTTAAATTAATAGATTTTTTAGAAGTTAATAATAAATGATCTTGAGTAGTATTAAATACTAATCGTCCTGAGTTTATTAGTATTTGTTTTCCTGAATATTCTTTTGGGTTAGTGGGTTTTTCTTTATAGCTATTGTATTCAATACTAGAAGCTTGTAATGGTATTTTTTGAATAGAAGTTAAATATATAGAAGAATCATCATTATTAATTAATTCTGTTATAGGTAACCATCCTTTATCCGATTCTTCTTTTAAAGCCCCAGGATCTTGTCCTTGTCCATTTCTTAAAATAATTATAGGATCTCCATCTGTTCCTGTTGAAGACCATTCATTAGGGTCAATTTGCCCTTTAACAGTAGAACCAAAACGAATACTATTACCCCATCTTCCTTCAATAATTCTATCTCCTTCATATGGTAAAAGAGGGTGAATATTAGCTCTTTCTTTAAATGTTTTACCTAAAAATATTTCTGTAGATTGATCTGTAACTCGTCTAACACTTCCTGCTTGAGTTTGTTCATAGTCTTTTTGTTGAGATGGGGATAGAATATTTGAATTTTGAGGAAAAGCATTATGGTGAGGGTGATTCCATAATCCTATAACATTAACATAATAATTAATTTTACTAGTAGCAATTTCTCCTATATTAGTATTAGATAAAGGTAATATATAAACTATCTCATTTATTAATGGAAAATTTTTAAAAGAAGCATCTAGTGGTTTAGCTATAGGATATAATTGATTATCAGGAGTAGGTTCTTCAACATTATCAAATTCAATAGTTCCTAATCCATTCCATTCACCTAGTTCTTTAAATCGGGGATGAGTATCATTTAAAATAATACTTTTTACTCTTCCAATAAACATTTTATCTTTTCTAAGATTAGAAAAGAAATCATTTGTTCCTTGAAGTGCAATCGATAGTCCCTTAGCCATTACTCTTCCTTTATATTATTAATAGCGGCTAATAATTGCTCTTTTTCAGCATCAGATATTGTCAATGGGTCGCCTGATGCTTGGCTAGCTATAGCTCGTTGGGCTAACGCTGCCATTTTAACAAGTAAATCGTCGTTTTTAACTCCTATTTCCATATATTCTTTAATTAATGGAACTATAAGAGTAGCATCGCCTATCTCATTTATTAATGGTTTTAATTCCGAAATAAGTGTAGATATTTGTTTATCTTTTTTCTTTTGGTTTTCATATATCTCTTCTAAAATACTAGAAAAAGACTTTTTACCAAATACAATTTTATCAAATTGGCTCATACTATTTTATTATAAATATAGTTATATCAAACTTTCATATAACCATTTTCTTCATAAAATAAATAATGAGATTTATATAATTTATATAAGTGATTGGCTACTTTAGTGATCTTAGGTGTTTTAACATCGATTTGCTCGCGAATATAAATATAAAGTGCCTTCTTGTTGAAAATGGTTAAATGGTCTCTTTTACGAAATAATTCCAATATAGCATCAGCTACTCGAGCATCTGCTTCTTTTGGAAATATTTTAAATATATTTTTAGTACAGAAATCTACATATAAATCCATAAACTCTGAAATTTTATTATTTGTGTAGTTTTCTTCTAGTTCGTATGAGTAGTTTTCATCTTCGTATAGTTCTTCTATAGGAATAATATCTAATCGCTTTTTATAGTTTTTCTGGTTGGATAATATCAAATAGCGTTTTGCTATTGTTCCAAAATATGAATATGCTTTTGTTCCTTTAGAAGGATCAAATAGGTGTATTTTAGAAAGAAGAAATGTTATTACTTCGTGTTGTAGGTCTTCAATATTTTCAACCTCAGTATAATAAAATTTAAAGGTATGAACTATATTTTCAGTTAATTTGAAGAAAGGATAGTGTATCTTTCTTTCGTATATTTTACTTTTAATAATAGGATCGTGCTCGTTATTATATTTAATAATAGCGTCTTCTGTATCTTGAGTAAAATATACCATTATAAGTTTTTTATATTAAAAGAATTAAGAATAGTTTGAATACTCTTAACACTTTCAAAGAAAAAACCAATTTCGTCATCTGCTTTAAATGAGCCTCGATGGTCTATTTCTTTTAGTTTCCTGTCTGATTCATCTATAATTTTAGAAACTTTATTTAAATAAACCATATATCCTGTAAGGATATCTTCTTGCTTTTCATTTTTGCGTAGAAGATTAAAGGTCGTGTATCCAAGGATCACGACCATTAACGCTAAAATTATTGTTAGAATTATCATATATTATCTAATAGATTTTTTAAGCTTTCACTTTTAAGTGTACTTAATGCTTTTTGCTGTTTGTTTATAGCAGGTTTAGTGTTAGGTTTAGTACTAGTATCTAATGTAAAATTCTTTTTAGGGGTTTCCACGGAATTTTTGAATTTTGGTAACCATTCTCTTTCAAATTCAATTCTTGCTGCCATTAAATCTGCTTGGTGTAAAATAAATGGGAGACAAGTACGTGGTTTTTGTTCAGGCATAAATGTATGAAGATACTTTTTATTAGCTTCATCGTATAAACCATCGTGGGTTTGAATAGCTAGCATTTCATTAAATGAATACTGAACCCCATGAGATTGGAGCAAATACAAACCACGATCAGGAACTGAAGCAAATGCTACTTTGTTATTAAACATATAATCCTCACCTAGTTTATCTTTGCGCCATTGATCTGTTTGAGGAATATAAGATTCGTTTGTTTCGTCTCCCATTTTACCTAAATCGTGATTAATAGCAGAAAATACAAGTTCTTCAACTGTATATGTAGTTAAATCTGCTTCCATTTCACCCCACAAATTATTAAGTTTAAGAGCACAATCTACAACGCGATTAACGTGTTCAATATAGCCTCCTGGAAATGCATTGTGATATTCTTTTTTATGAGCCGCGGGCATTAGAATTAAACGATCTTTATATTGCTCGTAAAATTCTAGTAGTTTTTCTTTACGAGGGGAAGATACCCATGTATTGATGTGTTGGATAAAATAATTCCAATTTTCTTGAATTTGTTCTGCGGTAAGTTTCATAACTATTTATTTTTTAATTTAATTCATACGATCCCATAGGTTCTTGTTGAACAAAGGCTTTAGCATCTTGGATAACTTCTTGTGTATCCTTAAGAATAGCTTCAAATTCTTCTCTAGAACCTACTCGTTGGAGTACTAAAAATAGTTTAGAGATATTACCCTCTGCTTTCTCTAGTCTTCGCATTATGATGTTTCGATTTTTCATAGTAATAGTTTTATGATGGGAATATAAATATAGTATCAAGTAAAACCAAGTTTACTTTATTTTTTCTGCAAAAATTTTCTTAATTTTTAATATATGGGCACATTTTTCATATTCCTCCATATTTTCAAAATATGAAATAGCAGAATCTAATGATACTATTAATTGAGGAGTATAATTATTTTCTACTACTTGGATATGAGCGGCATTAGATAAATCTATTTTTTCTATATAAGAAAAAGCCCTATTATATATCATCATATCACCTAAACTTTTAATATCATCATGATCAATTTCCTGATTTGATTTTAAAAGAAAAATAAGATTTTTTATAAAGAAATTTTTATGGTTTAATATTAATTTTTTAAACATACCCAATAAATAAGTAGGATGTTCAGAAAAATCAATTACAGTAATATCATCATCCTCACTAGTAAATGAGCTAAAAATTTTATTTATATCCATCTCACATATAAATATATTATCTCTAAAAATATATTACGAACAATGATAATCTGCTGCTTTAGTAGCTATTTGAGAATAAGGTTTTATATTTACTTTATACCCTAAAGAATTTGCCCACCCCCTAGTAGCAGATACTAATCGATTTGAAGGACGATATTCATTTTCATTATAATCCATATCTAATTCTACTTTTAGATTTATTTGTTGAGTAAACCATTCAGCAGTTT